ATAAACTACCAACTCCTGTCCCTATTAAAGTACTTTCTGTTGTTGTATTGGTTATGGTTGTGCTGTTTGCAGTTTGAGCAAAGAGTCCATAATTAGTTGTTGGTTGTGGAGTCTCGAAGAATGGTACCCATACAGCAGCTCCATCTGTATTGTCAGTACATTTGTATTTGTTCTGATTATTCATATCATGGAATACACTACCTGGAACATATCCCATAGTGATATCATGATTAACACCTGGTACAGTATTATTGATTGAATTTGCTCTAACAATCTGAGCAGTATTGTTATCAAGAAAATACTGAATACCATTTTCCCATTCATCCTGATATCCAATGCTGCAAACTCTGGCAATACCTCCTCCAGCTCCATTGTCAATTGTGCCGCTTTGAAGCCTTGAACTGTTCTCCAAAATCAATGCACTGCTATCAAGATTGATGTCATTGGTTGTGATATTTCCCTCATCAGTTACTGATTGTAGATCTTGAGCTGTGTTCGTTATGTTGATATCTGTAGTTGCCATTAGTTTAGTGTTATATTGATTATATTATCTTCTGTTGTATTCTGAGTGAATGTATCCTCAAGAACTCCATTTACGTATACGTTGTATGTCGTTGTAAGATCTCCGCATCCAGTCTCTGGAGGAGTTCCATTCTCAAAATCATAGTTATCAAATGGGATATCACACCAATTCTCTGCATCAAATACGTTCAATGATAGCAGCATTGTCCATCCTGCGACCATATCCTGTCCTCTATTGATGAATGGATCTGTGGATATCTCTGTGGTGACATCAGCAAACTCAGTCCATCTATACTGTTGCAGAGTTGTTTTGATATCATTACAGATCAGCAAGCAGTCCGAATGGACCTCATTGATCTGTCTGTACTCTGAATGATTGTACTTATCACAGATAGTGATCCCGATATTCACTCTGACATACCCGGCACCCATCCCTCCAGGCTGAACTGTAGCTACACAAAGCGGATATGTTGCAGCATCTCTTGAGATGGCATCTAAGAATTCACCCTGAAAAAAACTACCGTTTAGCTGCCTGTGTTGATCTGCGATCACCTTCAGCTCGGCCATTATTTGATTTAGTGTCTTTTCCATTTAGGTATTCTTTCAGTTTGTCGATCTGTTTCTTTGTTGCTTTGAACTGCTTCATACTATCCAGTTGATAGGCTTGTAGCCTGTATGGTCCTTTCTTACTGATTCATTGCATTCATTCGTCTCACAGCATATGATGTACTCTGGATACTTGGTCCCATTGTCATCCTTAAGGTATCCGATTAAACGCTCTTTGTAAAAGTACGCATCTTTTCTCAGCATGTTGCGAAGATTAGCAGTCTGCTCATCAGTGTTCGGAGTCATTGTCTCGTCATCCTGTCTGCCAACAGCTTTGTTAGTCAGCTTCTCATTCAATAGCTGAGCTGCTCTGTAGTCAACGAATGCCACCAAACAAGGCACTACGTAGTTATTCATCAGATCCAGGTAGTCCTGAGTCCATGTGTTTGTCTCAACACGAGTGAGTAGAGCCTTGTATAGTGGAGTTCCAAGAGCAGGCTGCAAATGCATATCCTGGGATCTCTTGATACATACGCTCAGGATCTTAGTATCCGTATTACTATGGATGAGTCCGAGCTTCTTTAGGTTTTCGACTGATAGTAGGTAGTTCATTATTTCTTTATTACAAGTTGTTGCACCCAAATATGTCTACAGTACGGAGTTGATGCGCCTGTATCTGGATTCGTATACCATCCTCCTCTGTATCTCCATACATCTCTGTCCACTCTGGAGCTGATGCTATTGATGTCATCGCGAGTATATAGCCTATTGAGTCCTAATAAACGCAGACAAAAGTCTCTGCTCTTAGTGATGACCGGAGGAACGCCTGGTCTTTCCTGATAGCTATACACTACCTGAAATCTGTCAACAGGTGCAGGCTTCTGCTCAGTCACTTGCTTTCCCAAGTCATTGATCTGCCCTTCTGCGTAGATTCCTAACTCAGTCAGCTTGGCAATACTCTGCGCAATCTGTTCAATAGTGGTTCCTGTTGCCTGTGCTATAGCTGTTGAATCCTCACCATTGGCAAGCATTGAGATGATATTCTTATCCAGGTCATTCAAAATCAGCTGAAGCTCACCGATAGTGGCAAACATCATCTCCTCGCGCTTGAATACCTCATCTGCTGGAGTATCCCATTCAATGATCTCACTCTTGATCACCTTGTATTCACTTGCATCAAGGCCATATTCAGAGAATATTCCAATCTCATCAGAGCTAAATTCGTGTTTATGATCGCAGCTTTGTACCATTGATACCGGCAAACCCACAATTTTGCGAGCTTGAGCCTCATCAATAGTAGGGAATGATGCCAGGACAATCTGCAATGCAGAGTCTGCTGTCAATATTCCACCTTTAATATTAGCCACAATCTCAACAAGTGAGGCAATCTGCGCTCCATTGAGTGCGCTCTTGGCCACATCCACTGTTGTTTGGTCTGTTGGTGCCTGAGTATCTACAGGAGCTGCCGAAGGCTGAGCAGATGGAGCTGCCTCAAGCACCCCTATCGGCTTCACATCAGCCAGCTTCAGCACTCCCAATGATCCTGATAGCTTGCTCATATAGTTCAGCATCCATTCAATCTGTTTTTGTCGAGCTTCGACATATGTCTTTTTGTAGATCTCAAATAGATCAGCTGTCTCAGCTGCATTGAAAGATCCATTCGGAGCAATACCAAATAACGATGGAGCCACCACTGAATGCGCCACAAGAATATTCTGTTGCACTGATTTCTCAGTCATCAGATATCTTTCGTGTAGGTTATTCCCACTCAATGGCAATACTGTTGGAGCTTCCTCTGCGCTGTTGCTGAATGTGATGATGATCTCACCTGCATCCTCTACAGATTGTGTACGGCCCTTGATCTGGTCCTTGATCTTTCTCTCCTCTTCCGCTGTCTCTGGATATCCTGACGCCAGGTTTATCAATGTGCCTGCCTTGAATCCGTTCTGTAGTTCGTACATGTGGAACTTAGAGATATCCACATCAGTCTGAATAGCAGTTATTCCACCATAGTATGGAGGCTTTGGATAGATTCCTTTCTCTCCTTTGGCTTGTTTAGATGGCTCTTTGTAATACAAGATGAATGATCCTGATCTGTGATCTTCATCAAGTGCCGGATAGCTTCTAAAATTAGTTGTATCTGGAGTCTGCTGCATAGCGGACCAATCATCTGAAACATAGTACAGTCTCTCATCCTCAGTCATGCGGATAAAATCAACACCGATGTATTCCCATCTCACCACTCGAGATCCTTCTCTATTCCAGGTACCAATCACTGCCATGGCACCGAACAGTTCAAAATCAAAGGTCATGCGCTGCACAATCTCATTCATGTCAAAGTCAGCGAAGCTATTGTTTAGGAATTGACTTGCATCACCGGATACAGTTTGAATACCGCCACCAGCAATGTAGTAGGTTTTATTCTTAATGATTCCCTGATGCCAGGCAGATCCTTGCAGCATCTCTATTAAAAAAAATGGATAGTCATTCTTGCGGCCCCATTTGATGAATCCTTTATTCCTGTCTTTCTCTTCGATAGGCTTCTGGTATTCTTTGCTGAATGATATTGATGTGAGCTTATTCATAGTTTTTTTTAATCGTATATTACATCGAGAGTTAATGTTCCAGAACATGCAAGGCCATCATAGGCTGCTTGAGTCATCTCCATTCTCACCCTTCCATCTCCATTGTCGTAGCATATTCCATAGTCCAGAAATGTAGCTTGTATCTGTACAGGAGGATCTGCATTGAACATTGCAATCAAATCCGTTAGGTTCGTTTCATTTTGTCCATATGATGCAGCTAAAAAAATGCCATCACATCTGTAGACTATTGAGTTCATCGGGGTAGATGAGAAGTCTACCACCTGACTGTACACTGATACCGTATTATTTGCCTCATATATGTTATTCACAATAGTAGTACTGAATTCATTAAATGGCTCTTCAGCTTCCCAGACATGCGCTCGGCCTTCCTCGCATAGTGATGTGGCCGATTCGGGATCAAGATTGCTTGGACTGCTCTGCTCATATATTTTATACGTGTAGAATCCATCATATGGGAATGTCAAATCAACCCCATCAGTGAGTTCAAATTCATCGTACCTGGGAATGCCTGTACTGATGTTTGGCAAGATACAGTACACCTTTTCAAATGACTGCTCATGCATAAACTCAAAGAGCCAATATGGACTCACCAGAGTCTTCAGCTCTGTCACTGTCACTATCAGTGAGCTTGTCTGATTTCTTTCCAGTCTCAGCATCTTTCTTGATCAGTTTTATTTTTGACTCTTCAGCATCAAAGATATGAAGCAATCCTATCTGAATGTAAAATTCCTCTTTGCCTAATTCTATTATGAAATAACGATTCAGTATCTGTGATTTCACTTTTGATCCTATCAGTTCCTTCTTTATTTTCATAGTGCTAATTTACAAAAAAAGGGAAAGGGCAAACCCTCTCCCTTGTATTGATGGATAACAGTTATTAAACTGCTGGAGATTGCTGAGTCAACAAAGTAGTGATGATACCAGGAGAAACATCAGGAACCTCGTTATTTTCAAGGCCTGCAAGTACGATAGTGTGACCATTACGATCAGACTTTAATACTCCAGATGTATACTCAGATGCATCATTCACCTGTAAACCTTCATCAAGTCCAAGGGCAACATAGTTACCATCAGCCTTTTCAACCAAACATACTACCTCATTCTGAGCAAGCAAGTGGATCTCAGCACGTAGCTCCTTTGTATCTGATGCCAGGATCATATTCAAAGTTTGCTCATACCACAAAGTTCCGTTGTCTTTGTTTACTCGAATAGGTGCAGTGTAGGATGACAGATTGCTTTTCAATTTGTACTGAAATACCTCACCTGTGACAGTCAATGTTGTAATCTCATTGTTTGTCAAAGTAGGTCCAGTTGCGATTGCGGAAAGTGGGAATAAAATAACCGATTTGATGCCCCCTTTTCCATTGGTGCAACTACGATCATTAAATCCCGAAGTCATGTTACAGCTCACTATTCTTAGTTTTAAATGTTAAAAAAAGGGGGACCGAAATCCCCCGGTTATTTCTTAGTTTGGTGAACCTGTTCCGTTCCACACACCGATCTGATCCAAGAATGGAACCTGAACTCCTGCGCGGAATTTAGAACGTACATATATTACGTCATCATCCTGCGAAAACCAGAGATCATAGTTATCAAAGTCAGAAGATAAGTCAGTTCCGAATACAAAGTGAGATGCTTTCCCAGTGTAGATGTTATCTAATGTGTTCAATCCTGGTACTTTCACCACTCGCATGTCAGTTCCTGGTACAATCACCTCATCCATTGTAGCTACCTGTGCAGGGCTGTAGTGGAAGAAGTTTAAGTCTACCAAGTTCTTCATCAAGAAGTTGAAGTTCTCACGACCTGTGAAACAGATGAAATCAGTTGCCTCAGCTACCGCCTCAGGTGTATTTGAGAAACACTCATAGAATACATCATAAGCATTTGATGCATCGATGCTCGCAGTAGATGAAGTGTTCAAGTTCACACATCCGTTACCTGTAGTCAAGAACTGACGATATCCGTTCATCCACTGTAGGTTCCCAGCACCTGTTGATTTGTTACCTCTCCAGATCAATTTGTCAAGCTCAAGAGCATGAAGCTGCAAAAGATAGCTTGTGATCTGTGCCTCGAATGGCAAAGTCTTATCCTCAGCTGATGCACCTGGGCGCAAAGCTAACTGAGTCCAGAATCCATCAAGATCTTTCTGACAGAATCTTTTCATGTATCCAAGAGTCTCAACAGCGATAGCACGATCTGTGAATACTGTGTCACCTTCTGGAGACATTTCACAATCACCTGCTTGGTATAGGATTGAATCATCCAAAAGTTTGATCTCTTGAGATCCTTTTACTCCTTCTTGGATTGTGATATAACGAAGCGTTTTAGCTTCAGTGACTGAACGCGTGATCAGGTCTTCTCTTTGCTCATCTACATAAGCAGCAAGTCCAGACACATCATAGTCAAATTTCGATTTGATGAATTTTTTTAATGACATCTTATTTGTTGATTTGAGATTTTAAAAATAATTGTCGAGCTGTCAGGTTGCTCGTTACCCTTGAGAATTTCTCCCCTTCAGTGGTGCCATTTGATGGAGCTGCTTTGAATGCATCGAATTCTGATTTCATTGCGCTCATCTCTGTGCGAAGTGTTTCATTGTCGCTTACAATAGTATGGATCATTTCACCAAGGCTTTCGACTACCTTTGAGAATGCTTCCATCTTTGCAGATACGATTGCTTCCACTTGCTCAGCACTCATTGATTCTGCTGTAGCTTCTGGAGTCTCATCAGATGAAGCTGCTGCTGGAGCTGCTCTCTCATCAATGATCTCAACTACTACACCACTTGCATCTGTTACAATGCTCACTCCTTCATACTCACCACCAAGTGCATGAGTGCCTTCAGGAGCAGGAATCTGCTCACCATCAGCAACAACATATACCTGTGTGCCAACAGCAAGATCCCCTTCATATGCAATTGCAGTTCCATCCATCAATAATCCCTCTCCGAATTCAACCGTTGTAGGCTCCTCCGTAGATGTAGAGAACATTGATTTCATCTCTGCGATTGCATCCATTACTTTCTTGAAGTTTTCGTTCATCTTTACTGTGTTTATTTATTATGTTTACTTGTTCCAATTACACCACGCAGATCCTCAAGTGCAGCGAATACTTGCTTCATCATTTCACTCTCCACAGTTCTGCTCGTCTCACTCAGAAAGAATGATCCCTCAATGCTGAATCCAGTCCATTCTCCTGCCTTGGCTTTCTCCCAGATCTCATTATTCATGACCTTGTAGCTCACTATCCAGGATCCATCATTGACATCATTGAATCTCTCAGGCTTTGTGAATCCTTTCTGCTCATCTACCTGATAGCTGTGAATCATATATATTCCATCCACCACATCCCCGGAGTTATGCTCCAGGTTCACGTTGTTGAAGTTCTGTCTGCGAGCATAGTCAACAATGATGTTCTTGATAGCAGCCTTTGTGAATACCACGTAGTATTCCTCCTTGCTTTGCTCATCATATCTGTAGATCGGAGTATCCGCAGAG